AAACTCGTAAGCTTTGTCGTCATAAATGAAGTAGATGAAGTTTTCCCACGCTACGATGGCATCTTTGGATGCTAGTCCCACATTTGGGACAAGGAGCGAGGTTACTCCCGAATCTGGGTCAGATGTGAACTGGAAGGAGTAGATGGAGTTCGTGCGGAAGATAATCAGCGAGTTGTAGTAAACCGACACGCGAACGATGGCCTGTCCGTCACCGGCTCCAATGTCGATGAAGTCAGGAGCTGCGGTCCACAAACCAAGAGGGGAGCTGAGTGCGTTCGAGTAGTACAGACGAGTTGGGTTGCTCAGGCTGTCGCGTCCACCTGAAATCCATAGGCGGAACTTGTGGGCAACAATGGTGTCACCTTCTGGCATGTTGTTGTCTACAACAAAGCCCCCAGCAGGTGTCCAATATCCACCCTTACGAGAACCAGCAGCGGCTCCAGTGTAGGGGGCTACGAGCCACGCCTTGTAGTCAAACTGGACCATAGCAGTAGCTGCGAAAGTGTCGGTTACGAGAGTCCACGTTCCGGTGTAAACCCATGTTTTCGACACGCCGTCAGAAGCCAGCAAGTAGCGGGTTCCACCAGTTCCGTAGAAGTAGCCGAGGACGTTGATGTTTCCCGTTGCTTGAAGGGGGAAAGTGATTCCACGGTTTACGATGGGAGGTCGAGACACCAAAGAACCATCGAGGTCAAGCTCAAAGTTTTCACACTTTACAAGCTCGTTATCTGCGATGGCAGTGGGGTCGCTGAACGTATTCAGGCCACCAACAAAGGGGCCAATCTGAATAGCCTCACCAGACATGGCGCTCCTAGTATTGTTCGTAAACGGTAATGGTGTTGTAAGTCATGTTTTGAGAAGTACGGTCCTCTTCAGAGAACTCGTTCATGCTCGCCTCAAACTGCTGACCCTTAGCCTGTGCGCTACCGAGGTCTTCGTCCATCTCGTATGCCTGCTGGAGAACGTAGCGAACTACGTCTTGGTAGTACTTGTCAGGCAACGACAGGAGGTCAGTTCCGGTAGTAACGTGCGTTGGACGCTTCGTGTAGTACAGGTCAATGTTCTTAGTGTCGTCTGGGGCTGGCCAGAAGGTAAAGGTTCCTGCCCATTCGTACCACAGTACGGGGTTACCAAAAGCAACCTGCTCGGGGTCAGAAGAGAAAATGTATTCCTCAGCCTCGGGGAAGCTCATGTTAGGAATACGGTTGCTGTCGTAGTGAATCGACTCAATCTGGTGAATGTTCTCACTAGGGAAGGTGTAGGACGCTTGGTTAGCGGTAGCTGCGATTGAGCTCTTAGCCTTGGTCACCTTAGTCTTTGCGACAATAACGTCCTGAGCGTCATTCACCCAGCGGATAAGGTCAGCATCTTCAAGCTGTACGCCAGACTCGTCACCAAACTGTCGCTTGACAGCGGTCATAACTTCGCTTACGAGGCGTGTAGGAGGGGAGTAGCTCATGCGCGGTACGTCTTTCCGTTGTGTCGCCACGTGTTCTTGTTAGTCTTCGCGGCGAAAGCGATTAGGTCGTAGTGGTCAGCAAGCTCTTCCTCTTGCTTCTTGAGGTTCATAAGTTCCTCAGCAGCACGCTCGGCTTCCATACGAGCAAATACATCGTCTGGGCGGTGCTTGGTGAGGTCACCCTTGAAAATCCATGCCAGAATCTCAGCAGGCTTCTGCATCTCAGCATCCGACATATAACGGATGATGTGAGGAGCCATGTTAGCTGGACTGTCGAGAATTGCCCAAGGCTTTACATCGGTTACGTCACGGTCCTTCTGAGGGATATAGACGAGGGAAAGGGTCGGCTTGTAGTCCTGTAATACCTGTGCAAGGTGAGCGTGAGCATCGCTAACGAACTCTCCAAGCTCGGAGTTCCAAACCGTAGACGAACGGTTGAGTGAAGTTTCCATACTACGAGTGTATCGTAGGCGCGGATACTATCGTAGAACTTCGTATCCTGTGAAGCGAGATTCAGGCGTAACTACCCACGAGGACATACCAGCCGGAGCAGATTGTCCTGAGTAATCTGCAAATTCAGGGGACCCGCCGTCCATTGCCGGATTCTGTACAAAGAGTAAGGTCCCAAAATTGCGGATAATTTCGTGATGGTAATGGTTTCCGACCAAAACGGTAGCGTCACCGACAGGGTGATGCGAAGCCGCCATGTTCTTGTACCAGTTATACGCCTTTGCAGTAGGGTCGCCTCCACTGCCTTTACCGTAGATGGAGCCATGCGTGAGTGCGTATATATGACCTTGAATGTCCGTAGTAAGCGCAGGTTCCTCGTAAGCGATGTTGAAATTGACGTGTTCGAGTTTCGAGTCACGGGTGGCGGCCATTGCAGTTGCCTCGGCACAGAGTTGGTCCATGTTGTCGTGTCGGTTGTTTCGTTTGCCATTTATTCGGTTCTCTCCGTGGTTGCCGGGTACAGCTACGACACGCACAGTTGGGAACTTGGTTGCGAGTCGGTCGAGGCTGTGGAGGAGGATGCCAGTCATGGTTCTAATCTGTCCTCGCATGTCGAGGTCAATCTGCCATGACTGGTTTGGGTAGATGGAGCAGCCCTCAATGAGGTCTCCACCGAGCATAATCACCAAATCGCCTAATTGTTTCCGGTCATCGGCAATACGTGCTTCTGCAAGTGTTAGGAAATGGTCCATACGCTCTATAAGGGCTTCAGTGCCCCCTCCAGCGTCTTTACCTGCTTGCGTATCGTTTATATTCAGTACCAGTGTGTTTGCCCCGGAGACAGCCTTCTGTGACCTCGGTTTTCGAGCCAAACTGTTCAAAATGGCAATTCCATCGACAGAAGGCACAGAGCTGTCTGGTTCTATAACAAAACGGTAACGCCACGCTGGTTTGGTCGTTGCAAACTTCTGTTCGGGGTCATCACGGGTCCACGCCACGGGGTCGAACCGCATCTCAGCGATACGGATACGATAGCCCGCAGGAATTTCAATTCCCATGTCGGTGACTGCTTTAGCAAAATCGACTTCGCCTTCCATCGCAGGAAGAATGTCCGTGGTCACATAACGAACTTCGTTATTGTCCCACTTGACCCCCGGCTCCCAACCTTTTGGGTGTGTGGAGCGCTGGCGCGTAGCCAGCGTAGGGGGAGGAGTCTTTAAGTATTCAGAAAGGTCCACAAGTTCTACATTCTTCATTGCGGTGTCTGCGAAGAGTTTCATCGCTCACCGCAAGTCCGAACTTGTGTAGTCCGGTGTTCAGCATAGAAATGCTCCACTCAGGATTGAGAACAGCTTTCTTGAAGGCAAGACGAGAATCCTCATCTTGTTCCGCAAGCCACTTCTTTACATTGCAAGGAGCTTCACGGACAGGGGGCTTTGATAGAAAATCGGTTAAATCGGTCATAGAGACTATCTTACTGTGAATCTAAGAACATTTGTCTAAGGTCATCTACCGCAAGACGACTGTCGGGAATACCTAGCTCAATCGCGTAGTAAGCACGTTCACCATCTTGGATACTTGCGTACCCTGTTTCGGCTAGATAAAAAGCGCTACGGTAATCTTCCATCGACAAACCATCAGCCAAACCTGAGGCTGTTTTAAAGTAGGCATACTTGTAGTCGTCAAGTGATAGCCCGGTAGCTAGTCCAGAGACAGTACGGTAGTAGTCAATTTCTTCAGCCATTATGCTCCTACAATCGCTGCGGCTTCTTCGGGGGTAAGGCCAAGCTTGGCAAGCTTAGCTAAGGCAGATTCTTTAGCGGCTTGTTTCGCAGCTTCATCTTCTTCTTTAGCTATACGAGCAAGCTCTGCCTGTTCTTTTAATCGAGCAATTTCAGCTTTAATAGCTTGCTCGGTAGGCATCGCTACTTCTTCATTTAGCCACACTATTGTGGAGTAGTCATCGCCTTCGACAGCCCAAGGGGTATCGGGTGTTAGGGACATCAAAGCATCTACAATTTCAGATTGCATCATTGAGCTACCTCCGTAATCGTCATGTAAGAAACCATATTCTCATACGCCACAGCTCCTCCGCTGTTGTACGCCCTGTTAAGGTACATAGCTTGAGTATCGTTAGCACTGCTTTGAATAGCCAACTGTAAGGTAGTTGGCGTGGTGCTGTACGAAGGAACAAAATAGCGCACTGTCATCGTGTAGGGAGTAGAGGCAACGTCTCCATCATAAGGGACTACCGCGATACCCGAATAAGCGCTTCCATCTTCTTGGTTGTATCCCCAGTACCCAGAGTTAGTTATCAAATTATTGTCTCTATATGCCCTAAATACTGAGTTATACCCCGACTCGCCTGAAATCGTAAACTCGGCGATTAGTAGGCTATTTGCTGATTTGGGGTTAATGCCAGTGTTTAAGTAAGAAATAATTGTTGCTCCGCTGTAGTTAAAACCGGGACGACCAGCGTACCTATTGGTCACTACTTGCAGCACAGAACCAGCAGGCATACGAGCACTATCAAGCGTTCCAGAAGTAATGTCGGAAGCGGCATGAGTGTGAGAGCTGTTAGCTTTACCAGCTAGTCCAGAAGTTAAAGCAGACGTAGTAGCAATACCTGCGGTAGCTAAGGACTGGTTGCCCCAGCCTGTAGAAGTCTTTACAAGCAAGTCACCAGTAGCCGCACTTCCGACAAATACGTCGTGCAGCTCGTCAAGCTCGTAACCGTTTTGTACTTTTACAAAAATCTCTCCGTTTACGCTCTGAACACGAGTAACAATACCTAGATACACCGAGTGAGCAGGCTCCGCTGGAGGAGCCCCGTAAACAAAACCGCCAGCCGTAGAAGACAACCAAACAGACTGACCTGCGGTTGCTGTAGAGGTGTTTAGTCCTGCAAGTAAACCTTCGGTTACAACAAAACCTTCGGCTCCGTTAAGAATGTCATTTTCGACAATGCCCATAGTCTTAGAACTGGTAGCTTCGAGGTCAGCATCAGACAAAGACACAAGCATGTTTGTGCCGTTAGCTCCTGACACGTACACAACAGAGCCTTTAGTGATTGTGCTACCTGTCGAGTTCTTAACAAGGTGCTTTACCTGTTGCGCGTAGTTAGGAATCCATGTAGCGTCAAAGTCAGTAGCTGAGTTCTTAGCAAGAATTTCGCCCGCAGCTCCGCCCGTAGGAATACCGTTAGCTGATGTAGGAGTTTCCCACGCAGTTGCGTAATCGACAGAATCTGAGGTCTTGGTCAGAACCTGACCATCTAGTCCTCCAGCAGGAACTCCGGGTCCAGCAGGGCCAGAAGCTCCTGTAGCGCCGGTAGCTCCGGTAGGTCCAGTGGGGCCTACGTCGCCTTGGGCTCCTTGGGGACCGGCAGGACCCTGAGGGCCTGTTGCTCCAGTTGCTCCAGTTGCACCAGTTGCCCCAGTATCGCCTCGGGGAATTGTAAAGTTGATGACATAGTTAGGGGCCGTTCCGGTTATTGTGATAATGACCGACGAGCCAGCAGCTCCAGTCGTGACAGTTCCGAGAGATAGCGTAGGCGTAATACCGTCAGCTCCTGCGGGTCCAATGGCTCCTGTTGCTCCAGTAGGGCCTGTAGGTCCTGCTGGGCCTTCAGGACCCGTTGCTCCTGTAGCACCTGCCGGTCCAGTAGCTCCTGTCGGACCCATAGGTCCTGTCTCTCCTTGCAGACCTTGAGGACCTTCCGAAACAGTGTTCCAAGTATCGCCATACCAAACCTTCAAAACATCCGTAGTGGGGTTTACCCAACCGTTACCTAGCTGCATCTCTCCAGTAGGTAGTTCTTCCGACACAATAATGTTCGTGGCGTAAGGGTTGCCATTAGGGTCAAGGAACCAGCCGCGCTTGTACACCTCGTACATGTAGTCTGCCATCGACAGACCTTCGGGTAGCTCCGCGCCATCCTTGAAGAACGGATACTGATATTCCACAAAAACTCCTAAAGTAAAAGGCCCTACCCGATTGTACCGGATAGGGCCTCTTACGTGAGTGACTAGGACTCGATGATGTCCGAAATCAGACCGTGGGTGTTACGACGGTCAGTTCCGAGCTCGTGGTACTCGACGAGGCGAGCGTAGTAAGCGTCGTAGTCTCCAGAGGAGTCACGAACCTGCTTCCACATGCTTCCATCGCGGTCAAGCCAGTGTGCTTCTTGGTCGCGGTAGAAGGTCAGAGCATCTTCGTTTACGAAGTACTGCTTGCCAAGAGGAGCGTCCACGTCAGCAACAACTGGGATTTCTCCGTTGTCGGTGGTGAAAGCAAGGCCGGTGAAACCGCCCTTAAATTCCTGCTGGTTGACAGTGCTACGAGTCTGCGAAAGCAGGTTGAAGTAGCTACGACGCACACCGAGCGACTGAAAGATAACAGTAGTCTGACC